ACCTTGAGCGCGGGCACCTCGTTGTAGGTGAGGCGCTGCAGGGCCTTGAACTGGTCGGTGGAGACGACCAGGCCCTCGAGGCTGAACCCGTTGTCGGCGTAGCGCTGGCCGGCGTCCACGATCACGTCGCGCCAGTCCCAGACGGTCGCGGCGGCCGGCAGCTCGATGCCGTTCGCGGCCTGGCCGTCGATGACCTCGAGGATGCGCTCCCGGAAGTCGGCGTTGGTCGCCTTGATGTAGGCGAGCGCGAGGGCCTTCATCACGGTGTCGAGGTACGGGATCTCGCTGCGCTCGATGACCTGGCGGGTCAGCTCGGTCCAGCCGCCGAACGTCTCGATCGGCTCGCTCTTGGACACGAGCTTGACCTTGCCGGGGCCGGGGAGGTCCTCGCCCTCGCCGGGCTGCTTGCCGGCCACCAGGGTGTTCTCGGTGAGCTGCGCGTAGTCGGCGTTCATGCCGGTCGAGGGAAGCGCGCCGGTCTCGAACGTGTTGATGAGCTGCCGGCGGTCCTCGACCCACTTGATGAACGTGCCGAGGAACGACTCGTTCTTGATCGAGCCCTCGGTGGTCTGGCCGGCGGTGGCGCGGTGGAACTCGAGCGCGGCCTCGTCGCCCGACGCGACCTTCTTGAGGTAGTCGCCGATGGAGCGGAACTGCGGCTCGACCGGGGCGGTGCGGGCCAGGGTGGTGTCGATGCCGGCGATCTGGCGCTCGAGGTCCTGCATGGACTCCTCGAGCGGGCCGAGGTCGGCGCGGGTCAGGGTGGTGTCGGACATGGCGGGGTCTCCCTCGGTGGTGCGGTCAGTGGGGGCGGTGCGGTGGCGGACCTTGGTCACGGTCGCCGAGCTGTAGGCGGGGAAGGGCACGAGCGAGAACTCGCTCGCGCGGACCTTGGTGTGGACGACGGTCTCGGTGCCGTCGTCGGCGACCTCGATCCGGTACTCCTCGGGCCGAAACCCGATCGACAGGCGGCTGATCACGCCGTCGCGGAGCAGGGTCGCGGCCTCGCGGCCACGCTCGGTGTCGGAGAGCGTGCCCTCGACCTCGTACCCGGCGTCGGTGTCGCGGCCGGCGGTGATCTTCCCGATCGGCTCGTCGTGGCGCCACAGCACGAGGGACGGCACGCCGTCGGGGTCGCGCTCGACGGAGCCGGGCTCGAACCGCTCGCGGATGCCCCAGAGGTCGATCGTCTCGCCGTAGGGCACGCCGATGCCGGTGAACGAACGGCCGGCGTCGTCCTGCGCGCGGATCTGCACGTCCAGCTGCCGGTCGCTGGTGATGGTGTCTCGGGTGAGCGTCGTCTCGGTCATGCCGGCAGCTCCTCGGTCGTGGGGGCGTTGGTGGTGGTCTGCTGCTCGACCTCGACGCGCTGCGCGTCGGTGAGCGGGGGGAGGTTCTCAATCGCTCGGACCTCGTCGCGGGTGAGGAACCCGGCGCGGAGCGCGACCTCGTGCGCGTTGTAGCGCGAGGTCGTGTCGGAGCGGAGCAGCGCGTCGAGGTTGAACCGGACGGTCTGGCCGCGCGGGGTCAGCTGCGTGAGGGCGTCCTCGATCTTGCGCAGGTAGGCCATGAGGCCGAAGCGGACGAACCCCAGCCACTCCTGCTCCACGTTGGAGTAGGTCATAGAGTTGCCGTCGATCGCGGTCATCATCAGCGAGGACGGCACGCCGAAGATCCTGGCGATCTCGAGCGTGTCGAACTGCTGCGCCTCGATCCACAGCGCGTCCTTCGGGCTGATCATCAGCGGCTCGTAGTGCAGGCCCTTGCCGAGCACACGGATGCGGGAGGGGTTGTCGATCTGCTCGATCGGCTGGCCCTCGGCATCGAGGTAGTTCCACGAGCGGCGGTAGATCGCGGCCTCGTCGGGTGTGAGCTTGTCGTCGGTCGAGAGGATGCCGGAGGGGTGGCCGGTCTCCCACCAGTGCGAGCTGTACTCGCGCATGTCGCGGGCCGAGCGCATGGTGGTCTGCGCGGCGCCGATCGGGCCGATGCCCTTCACGGCCCCGGGCATGGTCAGGTAGCGGGTCTGCACGATCCGGCCGACGTTGCCGGCGCGGCCGGCGGGGTACTCCTTGCCGTCGTAGGTGAAGATCAGCCGCTTGTGCTCGTCGCGCCACGCGGTGACGGAGTACGGGTCGAGGGGATGCAGCTCGTTCGTCTCGGTGGGGAGGTCGCCGCCCTCGCGCCAGATGTACGCGTTGCCGGTCGTGGCCATGGACAGGGCGAGCTGCTCGAGGAACTCGGAGCGGGACATGTCG